ATCTGCTGCGTGAGACCAGATGCAAAAGCATACGACAGCAAGTCCCACGATTCGTTGCGATACTTGTTCGGGTTGTCCCACTTCCCGTTCGGCAGTCGAACCTCCACCGTGAGTTCGGTGTAGAAATTGTCCGGGAGCCAGTTGGGGAAATTGATCCTGCCGCCGCGCGCCTCCGTGCGGTCGAGCATTTTGTCCACCGCGTCCTTTACCAGATTGGACCCGAGGAAGAGCACGGGGATTTCCCCGCGCGCGCCTGCGTGACGGTCCTTGCGCTGGCTGTCAGGGTATCCGAGCCGGACGCGCGGGGCTGCGGGGTTGGAGTCCCCTTTGATCAGAAGGAACCGAGGGAAGAGACCGGAATCCCACGCATATTCTCCCTGCTCTTGCGGCAGCGGCGTTCCATCATCCTCGGTTTCCAGTTCGGCTTCTCTGCCGCTTCGCAGCCAGCGCACGAAGTTGTAGGCCGTCGCAGTCACGCCCGCCTTACCGCCAGAATCCGAGAGGGTCATCTTGATCGGCATGTGCCTGCCGGACCCGTCCGCCAGCGGATAGGTCTTTTGCATGACCTCTTCGACCAGCAGCTTCCAGTCTTCGAGATACGCGCCGGGGTTGACCCAAAACCGCTCGCCGTCCTCGTCGCGGCGCTTGGACTTCTTGATGTCGAAGCGATCCACGACCCAGATGTCGCCTCCGACTCCGATCCCGTGGATTTGGACCACGAAGCGGTTCTTCTGCACGTCGATGCAGGCCACGAGGAAGCGGACTCCCGACGGAACGACCCGGATGCCGTAGTCCTTGGCGCGGGCCTTCAGCGTCTCGGGAAGGCGCGCGTCAGAAACCGACTTCGGGGTGTAGGGGAGCGCCTGATCCGTCTGCACCGTGGCCTTCAGGCCGCGTTCGCTGCCGGTCTCCTGATACTCCTTCTCGGCCGTCAAAAACTTGAAGACCATCGTGGGCCATGTCACGAAAGTCGCGGCCGGGCCTTTCAGCCAAAAAGACGCGATGTTCGAGCGAGCCTGCTTGCCGGTGATCTGCCCGTCGGGAAGCCACAGTTGGCCGTCCTTGACCCAGCGACCGGCCCGGTTCAATTCGTGCTTGCCCGGCAGCGTGCCGGGCTCGTGGGTGTAGCGCGTGTTGCAATGCGGACATTCCATGTAGCAGGCTTCCGCTGCCTCCATGAGATCGTCCGACTTGGGCCACTTCAGTAGCCCGAAGTCGGGCTCGAAAGGCATCCGGCACGTCGGGTTGACGCACTTCCACAACCAGCGGCGGCGGTCGCCTCGATTGTAGAGTTTTAGGATGCCTTCTGTCGGCGGCGCTTCGTGCCGGGTCTTCGGCACCCACCCTTTCGGGTTGGTGACATAGAAGCCGGGCGACGATTCGGCCGCGCACATGCCGTGCGACTGGAACGACGTGGCGCGCTTCAGGGCAAGGTCGAAGGGCTCGCCTTCGTCGTCCACGTCCTGTTCCATCCGGTCATAGTCCGACAGCCACAGGCGGGGGATCGGGCGTCCCGATAGCTGGTTGATCGTCGGCCATGCCAGCGAGAGGATCATGCCGCTGCGATACCGCTTGTCGAAGGTGTTGTCCGCGTTCCGACGCTGGATCAAACGCTCGCCGACCGCTTCCGAGTGCCGGTGCAGACGGTCGATCCGACGGATGCTGAAGTCCCGCGCCGCGTTCTGATCCTTCTCGATCAGCATGAGGTCAGCCGGATCGCAGATCGTGGTGTAGGTCAGCCAGTTCAAGAACATATCAGTCTTGCCCGCCTGCGCAGGCCCGGCGAAGATCATGGCGGTGTAGCTGACCGAGTTGAGAATATCCATCGGCTCGACGAGGTATGGCGTCGTTTCGTTGAGCCACGGCCCGACATAGCTGCCTTGGTTGTTCAACTGGCGATACTTCGTGGCGGCTTCCGAGACGGCCAGACGCTCCGCAGGGCGCACGCCCTCGGCCGCCGCGACCACCATATCTTCCAGCGAATCAAACAAGGCGTGAAGCATCGTCGTCCTCCGGCGGCTGCACGTCGATCACCCCGGCCTCTGCGGACGACGGTGGAGTCTTCTTGATGTTCGGCATCTGGACCAGCCGCTTGTGGATGTCCGTCTGAAGACTGTCGGCCATCTTGATCAGCATGTCGCGCTGCTCGGGCGCGAGCCCCATCGACCGATCCACCATGTCCGGCCAAAGCTGCATGGTGAACTTGATGGTCTGGAAGACCTCTCCCAGAACCTCCATCACGGCTTCGGTGCGCCACAGGTGCCCCGCGTCCGCCTCCCACTGTTGGCGCTTCCGCATCGCCGACCAGTAGGATTCCTGAAGGTGCGGCGGGAGTTCTGACGGGCGCATCTGCTTCAGGTGCGTCTCGATGTCGAAGACCGGCGTGACCAAGAATTGCGCCGCGTGCTTCAGGTCATAGACATGCCCGGCTTTGCGGCGCTGGATCGGAGTTGCATCCCGCAGCTTCTTCCGCACCGTCGTCGGGTCCATCCCGAACACGGTGGCGAGCCAGCCGACAGTGACGCCGTGCTGGACATCGGAGATGTTCACGGCCCGGATCGCCGCCGGAGACCCGCCCTCATATGGGTCGCGTCGAGCCCGGTCCCGCAGTTCTTCGAGGACTTTTGCTGCCTTGTCCTGCCGCTCTTTCGCTACCGTGCGCGGCCCCTTCCGTCGGGGCGGGGAGGGCTCGTCGAAACCGAGCAGATCGCGCGTGTCATCATCGTCGTAACTCATTCTCCGACCTTACTGCTCATGCCGCCATCCGCCAAGATGACCTTTCCACATGCGCCTTCACGGCGTCCGTTATTCTGTCCTGTGTGACGCCCTTAATGTCGAGCGTTCTGACCATCGCCTCGTCCGCCGTTTTCCGCGCGAGGATGCGGTGCAGGAAGACCCGATCCGCAAGCTGCCCGCTTCGAGCCAACCGCTTGATGAATTGCAGGTATAGTTCCAGACTCCAAGTCAACCCATACCACACTTGGATATTGCCGCCGAACTGCAAATTCAGCCCGTGCCCGGCGCTCGCAGGATGTGTCACCAGTAGTTTGATCCTGCCCTTGTCCCAATCGCTCTTGTCGTTCTTGTTGTCCCCGAAGAACCGCGCATAGGGGAACCGCTTGCGGATCGCTTCCGCGTCGAACTTGAACTGGTAGCCGAGCAGCACGGGCCTCCCGGCCGCCTCTGCCATGATCGACTCAAGCACTTGCAGCTTCTCGTCGTGGATGCGATGCGCGGTGCCGTCATCCCCGTAGATCGAGCCGTTCGCCATCTGAAGCAGCTTGTTGGTCAAGACCCCGTTGTTCACCGCCTCGGCGTCGAACTCGTCGAGCACCATGTCGCGCTCCATGCGCTTGTAGAGTTCGCGGGCCTTGGGTGGCAGATCGACCCAATGGTCCACCGGCACCACAGGGGGCACGTCGAGATAGTCGGCCTCCTTCAGCGAGAAGAACACGTCGTCGATCCGCTCCATGATCTCGCCTTCAGACCAGTCGTGGGGCGTGACTCGCCGGGTGTATTTGCCGGTCAGGAACCACCGCTGCTCGAACTTCGTCTTGCTCGTCCCGAGGCGCTGCCCGAGGTCGATGATGTAGAGCGGCCCCCACAGGTCGATCAGGCCGTTCGGCGCGGGCGTGCCGGACAGCAGAACCACCTTCTTGAACGACCACCGCATCCGCGCGAGCGTCCCGAACTCGCTGATCCTCTTGCGGCTTTGGGTGCCGTCTTTTCGCACATTCCCGGCCGTGCGCTTCATGCCGCCCTTCAACCGGGACGCTTCGTCATAGACCAGCATGTCGTAGGGCCAGTGTCGCCCCCAATACTGCTGAAGCCAGACCACGTTCTCCCGGTTGATGATGTGGATTTCCACGTCTTCCCCCTGCCGGAGCGCGATCCGGCGATCCCATTCGTCGCCCGTCACGACCACATAAGACAGCGCGCGAGCGAACGACCATTTGGCGATCTCTTCCGGCCATGTCATGTCGGCCACCTTCAGAGGCGCGACGATCAGGACCTTCTTAACCTCGCCGAGATCGAGCAGGAGGCGGATCGCCTTCAGGGTGGCGGCGGTCTTGCCCAAGCCCATCTCGGCCGCGAGGAACACGCCCGGTAGCGAGACGATGGCCGTGGTCATCCACTTCTGATAGACCCGGAACTCGTCATAGGTGCGAATGATGTCGGGCGGCCCGTCGATCATCTCCTGCACTTCGAGATCGAAGATTCGCACGGGCGGCGGCGGAAGCCCCGACAGCGAGAAACCCACCGGGTCGGTCGCATAGAACTTCTTCAGCAGATCGGCTCTCACTGGCGCACCCCCAGAATCCTCAACCCTTCCCGCACCGTGTCCACGACATGCAATTCGGCCCCGGCCGAACGCATCCGCTTGTGCTCGCGCTCCTGCTGCACGTTCGGCTCTTCGTCCTTGTCCTTGAACTCGATCCATACGACGCGGCCGTCCTTGATGAACACGCGATCCGGGGCTCCCTTGCGGTTGACCCCCCAATGCACCTTGCGCTGAAACCAGCCCGCTTTCTCGGCCTTGTTCGCCACCGTGTTCTCGACCTCGATCTCCATGCTCAATCCTTCATAAAGACCTTCGACGTGAAGCCCGCCGACGCCAGCGGCAGTTGCACGCCCCCGCAGAAGTGCCAGTCTTCCTCGCCGGACATGCACTCCTGCAAGATCGACAGGTGCTCTTCCGCGTCGTTCTCCGGGGCCACGCCGACGATCTGGTCGTGGAC